GTGTAGCTTATCTAAAGTAAATTAAAGTAAGTTTATAATTATAGAGTAGTAGTATTATAAATACCACACTATTGCTAATACACCTTGGTGAACACCTTAGTCACCTCAGTTGAAACTTTAAAGTCATCCAGTATAACTTCATAGAGAATTATACAGTCCTTTTTTGATTTGTCAAGCCCTTTCTGTATTTATTTGTATCTTTTTTGTCTACTATCTTTATAGACCTCTTGTGGACACTTTAGAGACTTCAAGAGACTCTATGAAGTAGCTCTTGTGCACAGATTAGCCTACCTTTTATGTCTCTTTTTCACAACAGTCTCATATCAGCCATAACTTCTTTGATTTTATTAGACTTTTTAGTAATCATTACCTTTTTCTCTTATGCTCTTTTTTGTGTACTTAGGAGGCTCCCACAAAAGTAATCACCCAAGCCCACCCCTCCCCCCCTATCAAGTAACACTAATGACTCATTGGTCAGTAAAGTGTATACAATCTTAGTAGACAAGCTTACAATACTTACAAAGCTTACAAGTCTTACAGAGACCAAGTGTGTGAGGCTATGTAGCACCTATAAAGTACTACTTAGACACACAAAAGTTCTAAGTATAAACCCTAACTGGCATGGAATTAGAGACAAGCAAAGACTATGCCAGCTTAGAAGGCCAGTTCAAGGGATGCAGAGTATTAGTTTTCAAGGGTATTTGCTTACAAAGTAATACTAGAGTACTAAGGGTTATCCCTATTAGGGTTTTGGAGGGGTCTTATAAATCAAGGACTTACGAGAACTGGCACGGATTGTTCCTGCTATATATATGAGTGCACCGAAAAAGTGTAACCTTGTAAACCTAAACCTTAAAGGACAATCATGACAAACCTATCAGCCATTCAAGATCATATCGAAGCCTCAGCGCCTTGCAGTCTGTTCAGCGTAGGGGTATGGGTAGAAGATCAATTAAACGTCACCACAGTCGAATTAATGGGCATCCTGAACACTTTAGCTAAGGCAGGGACAATCGAACTGTCTAGCGATGATTCAGGCATCACAATCGATTTAATCTAATCAAGGGGAACACCATGCAAAACTCTATCGTTCAATCTGTTCTATACTGTCTCTATGCCATCGCTATCTTGGTAGTGTGGCTCACTCTGTAATCTTAACCCTTGGAGAATCTCTATCATGAAAACACCACCTAAGCATCACACTCATTGGACTGTCTTATACGCTAGCGGCTTCAAGCGTTATTTTAAGAGTGAAGAAGAAGCACGTCATGAGGCGGTTATGTACGGCATTGGACTAACTGCGCCGATATATCGTTAATGCTCTACAATCTAGCCTGTAGAGGCTCTCAACGGGGCTTCTATGGGGTACATTGTACCGATTCAATCAACTTGTTAAGGATTAACACACATCATGAAACAATCAATCAACTTCTCCGACTTCATTGACGCATTCAAACGCTTTGACCGTTATGACGGCTATGGCTACGAAGCCCTCAAAGTCATATTCGAGTATCTAGAAGAATACGAAGAACAGACAGGCTCAGAGATTGAACTCGACGTAATCGCTATCTGCTGTGACTATAGCGCAGAGCATTACACCGCTATTGCCTCCAACTACTCCATTGACTTAGATGGCCTAGACGATGATGAAGCTAAACAGGCCGTTATTGAGTACATCCAAGACAATAGCGCCTACCTAGGCGAAGCCACTGATGGCGAGTTAGTCTATCAAGTCTTCTGAGGGGTCAATCATGCAACATACAGTGCGATATTTTGTCAATTCATACAATGAAGGCGACACGGGAGAAGATACAGACATTCTCACGGAGGTGTCAGAGCGTGAGTTTATGGACGCAGAGGGTGAAATCACCTATGAACGCCACACCATGAGCGAGAATGGTGTTTCTCAAATCTGTCTATCGAAAGGGCTAGATGTATGCTAAACAATCCAAACGATATGATCGACTACGCTAAAGCCTACGCACACGGGGTTTTAGATGGTTATAACAGCGGCACAGAGGATAACAGCTATACAGAATCAAATCTGCGTAGTGCATACTCTCATGGCTATGAATATGGGGTGTTTCTTTACTGTGAGGAATTGGAGGCTTAAACATGCTAAACAATAATGATTTTATCGCCCTTGAAAGGCGATTATGGCGCGAAGGCAATCCATTATGTGATGAACTTGTCAGCACTAGGGATGAACTGCTACATTTATTGTCTGTATCTAAGAAGATACTACAAAAGTACTCACCAGTAATCAATGAATTGTCATCTGTGGATGATCTCGAATTCTTTAGAGAATGGGATAACTTTGGTGACACTTTGGACAATATCAGCTATGACTTGGGGATTGAACAATGACAATGAAGACTTACAATGTCTACGTTGAAGACACTAACGGCAATTATCATAGCGATTACACCATAGAGGCAGAATCTGAGGCTATGGCGTACGATCTAGCCTATGAGAGACACAATTTCGCACCTATGACCATCTATGTCGATCTAGACACGGATTCGACATTACTGCAAGATGCCTTTTTCGATGGGAAACACCCATTAGAGGCTTTTCCTACAATTTTCGGAGGTAACACAAAATGACAGTCGGACAATTAATTGAACAATTATCCCTTTATGCCCATGAAAGCGACAATGTTTTTATTTGGGTAGATGGTAATCGCTACGAAATAGCCAATATTGACGATATGGGCGAGGGAATTATTGACATAACCGCTAAAATTGACAATGAGGTTACAGAATGACATTCGTATTTGTGTGCTATTGTATCGACTACATCATTGCGGAGGATTTGTGGTGAATAAACAACAACCCTATTGGCCTTTCCCATCTGAAGTGCCACCTAAGCCTTGGACACCTGAGGAACAGAGAGACTATGATCAACAGCAAAGGGCTAAAGTGCCTGATGCACCTATGGTGTCAAAATGCCTCTAGGATCGATTAAAACCATGCTAGAAGGCTCTCAAAGCCTCTGGACTAACTCCGCAACACCTTAACCACCTGAAAGGCTATAAATGCACTGCGTTAACTGCGACCGTCTGCTATCTGATTTTGAAGCGACACGAAAACACGCTATTACATTTCAGTTCTTAGACTTATGTAAAGTTTGTTTCGAGGATGTGAAGACAATCATACCCACCATTGACAATCGATCATTGATGACTGAGCAAGACTTAGACACCGATGATGACGATACGGACACAGGGGATTCCCTAGAAGACATTGAGACACTATATAGCTATGTAGTAGACTCTAGAGACTTAGATGATTAAAAGAATCATAGAAGTAAATACACTATTTATATACTACTTAAGAAGAATACTAAGTAGTCTTAAAAGACTTAAAGGGGGAATCATGGAAGAAATTGTAACTCAACACGAAGATGATTATGTCTTGTTACAAAAAGAAGCACATTACGTACACACCATTAATGCTTTTGTGGAATTGATTGTTGAATACGGATGGGATAGAGTCATAGGGGATTTAAGAACAACAATGGGGGAACGACAATGGTAATCTCTTTGTTTGTTTTTGTCTTAACTTTAATCAAAGTGTCACTTAAGTGACAATAAGGGGAATCAAAATGAGTGGAACTGCAACATTAACCTATGACTTGTCTAAACCTGAGCAGGTCATGGCTCATAAGTACGCATTGAAGGGCTTAGAAGCCTGTCAGATGCTAGAGTCTCTAAAAGCAGCTACGGCTGGCTACCAAGCCTATAAAGGCCTCTCTGAGAGCGTTCTAGCGGACATTATCGCTGACTTGTCTAAGTGGGAGGACGTTAAGCTATGAGCGTACTAAATTACATTCTCAATCTCTTGTTACCAAGACGGGAACATAAGCCATGATCATGAAAACAGTACTAGCACCCAATGCACCGTGGCCTAAGTGGGTAGAACCACCTGCTAAGGCAGTCAAGCGAACGAAACGAGCGAAGCCTAGCGAAGTAGACGCTAAGTTTGAACAATGGTTAAAGGAGAACACAGATGGTATTACTAGACGGCGATAGCGAGCATACGGGTGAGCCTGTTGGCTTTTATGATGCAAGAGGCAACGACATTTGCATTGAAATTCCAATCGGTGAAAGCGCAGATTGGTGGCAACCCGTTTACACCACACCACAACAATCTTCCACTATCGTTCGTACATGGGTTGAGCTGACAAGCGAAGACTACAACGAAATTTTTAATAAAGCTCGAACTGGCGAACACGCTGTTCAATTAGCAGCAGCCAAACTCAAGCAAAAGAACGGCTTTGCCGAGGAGAAGAACACATGAGCACACACGGCGATGGAGGTAAAGGTAGTGCGAGGCGTAAGGAAGACGCACAAGCAGTTCGAGATAACTGGGATCGCATCTTTGGAAAGAAGGAGCCTATGATTGATGAAGACGATATTGACAATGACAAGCGTGATCACGATGAGGAAGACGATAGTGAGTGGTGCTGTGATCGGTGTGGTGGCCCGATGTACAGACAATCTCATTGGGGTTATGCACGATGTGACGATTGCGGTGCGAGACAGGAGCTAATCAATGATGACTACACTTAAAGTAGCTTCTAAGTTCCTGCGTCATACCTCTTGTGAGCATTGTGGCAGCTCAGATGGCTCGTCTGTCTACGATGATGGACACCAATACTGCCATGTCTGTCATGAGTACACACGAGGCGATGATGAAACTGTAGGTACTTCTCAACAAGTACAGACAAAAACTAAGGTATTTACAATGAAGACACAAGGGGAAGTGAAGGCCATAGTGGACAGGGGTATCTCAAAGGATACATGTGAGTTCTTCGGTGTCACACAGGAGACAGGGAAGCACTACTATCCTTATTTCGATGAAACAGGCGCTAAAGTAGCGGAGAAGATCCGATCTGTAGAGAACAAGACATTCTCCATTGCAGGGAATTTCAACAAAGCTACCTTGTTTGGACAGTCTCTGTTTCAGAAAGAGGGTAAGTACATCACCATCGTTGAAGGTGAACTAGACGCATTGGCTTCGTATCAGATGACAGGCAGCAAGTGGCCTACTGTGAGCATCCGTAATGGGGCTTCAGCGGCTGTTAAAGACTGCAAGGCTCAGTATGAGTACCTAGATAGCTTCGAGACTATCGTGATCTGTTTTGACGCTGATGAGGTGGGACAGAAGGCGGCTAAGGATGTAGCTGAACTCTTTGGGAACAAGGTTAAAATAGTTAAACATTTAAAGGAGTGCAAAGATGCCTGTGATTACCTCTCTAACGGACGAGGAGCTGAATACGTTAACCAATGGTGGAGAGCTGAGAGTTATGTACCCGATGGGATCATCCAAGCCTCAACACTTTGGGACAGCGTATCTGCACCTGAGCCAGTCGCTGAAGCCTTCTATCCGTTCAAAGGCCTTAACGAACTTCTATATGGTCTACGAAGCTCTGAACTTATTACAGTTACAGCTGGATCAGGCCTTGGAAAGAGTCAGTTCCTTAGAGAAATCTTGTATCAGATACTCAGAACAACCAAGTGGAACATCGGCGGTATGTTTCTGGAGGAGTCAGTGCGAAAGACTGCCCGATCAATTATGTCACTGCAAGCAAACAAAAAGCTGCACCTACCCGATACCCAAGTCACAGAACGAGAATTGAAGGAGGCATTCGATGCTACTCTGGGCACTAATCGTGTGTTCCTCTTTGATCATTTCGGCTCCCTTGCTATTGACAACGTGCTTAACCGCATACGATACATGTCCAAGGCTTGTGATTGCCGTGTTGTTTTCTTGGATCACATCTCTCTCGTTGTCTCTGGTATGGATGGGAATGATGAGCGCAAGAGCATTGATGTCTTGATGACTCGTCTGCGTACACTGGTGCAGGAGACAGGTATTACCTTGATCTGCGTATCGCACCTGAAGCGACCTAGCACATCGAACAAAGGACATGAGGACGGTGAAGCTGTCTCGTTGTCTCAGCTGCGAGGCTCAGGTGCTATCGCTCAGTTGTCCGATGCTGTGATTACCCTTGAGCGTAACTCCATGAGCACTGATCCTAACGTGAGGCACACGACCAAGGTAGCAGTGGCTAAGAATCGCTACAATGGACTCACAGGCCCTGCGTGTGCATTGAAGTACGATATGGATACAGGACGCATGATTGAAACCGTGATGGAGGAACTTTGATGATTGAGATGATTATCGTAGGTACTATCGGTATCGGCTACTCCGTTGTAGGTGTGCTACAGTGGCTTAAGGGTGACATGGGTGCTGGTATCATGTGGATCGGTTACTCATTCGCTCAAATCGGACTATTTATAAATTTGAAATAAAGGAAATTAAAAATGAACACAATTACAATTACCGTTGCTGGTGAAGAACTTGAAAACTTAAATGTAGAACTGACTAGCGAAGAGGTGTCAGCTCTCTATAAACTCCGTAAAGACAATTCTGTGAAAATTGCAGAGCTGGAGAAAAAACTCAAAGACCAAGAGAGCAATTTGAAGTATGCACAAGAAGGTCGCACTGTCGCTGAAGGCGAACTTTCTCAAGCCAACACCTTATTGACTGCATTAGGCGTTGCTGAAAAGACTTTAGAAGAGGAGGCATACTATCGTAAACCATTGACAGTAACCACCCGTATTGCTCTCTACATTGCACAAGTAAAAGAATAATGAAACGTATTGCTATTGATATCGAGACAAACATGGCACACGATGTCATTCATCTCGCTGTCACGCAGGACATTGACACGCAGGAGGTACGTACATGGAGCAATCCAACAGGGCTTTGGGACTACTTAAAGGACGCTACGTTGATCGCAGCTCACAACGGAATATCCTTCGACTTTCCGATCTTAAACAAGCTTTGGAAGACCAAGATTGGACTGAAGCAAGCATACGACACACTCGTAGTGTCAAGGCTGATAGAGCCAACGAGGGACGGAGGACACAGCCTAGACGCATGGGGAAAGACATTGGGGGAGAGAAAACTTGACTACGCTGCAACATGGTCTTGGTTGGCTAATCGCCGTGAAGAATATAGTGGTGAATGCTTCGATAATCCTCATGTACAGCTTCTTGAGTATTATTGTATTCGGGACGTTTCCGTTCTTTGCCGTACTTATCTTCATCTTCAACAGCGCCTGTCAGATGAGGGATTCTCTCAGGTTTCGGTTGATCTTGAGCATCAAGTGGCCTCTATCATAAACAAGCAAGAACGAAATGGATTCAAACTAGATACCATTCACGCTACGTGCTTACTAGCTGAACTCAAGGGGAAGATGAGTGCCATCAATGACAAAATGCAGGATCTCTATCCACCGTATGAGGTTGAGCGCATCTCTGAAAAGACAGGGAAGGTTCTCAAGCCTGAAGTGGTGGTATTCAATCCAGCTAGTAGACAACAAATAGCTGAGAAGCTCATTGGCCTTGGGTGGAAACCTAAGAAGTTCACTGAGCCTACAGCTAACTACCCACAAGGTCAGGCTATTGTCGATGAAGCTGTGTTGATGTCTCTGAAGTATCCTATCGCTCAGTTGATCGCTGAGTACATGATGCTCGGTAAACGTATCGCTCAGATTGAGTCGTGGTTGGAAGTCGTAGGAGCTGACGGTAGGGTACATGGTAGAGTCATCACCAACGGAGCTGTAACAGGCCGTATGACTCACATGAAGCCTAACATGGCACAGATCCCTAACTCAGGTTCACCCTATGGCCCTGAATGTCGTCAGTGCTGGACGGTTGAGGAAGGTAATGTTCTAGTAGGCGCTGACGCTAGTGGCTTAGAGTTGCGGATGTTAGCCCATTACATGAAGGATGAGAAGTATGTCAAGACAGTCACCGAGGGAAGCTCTAAGGACGGAACGGATGTCCACACGGTTAATCAGAAAGCAGCCGGACTACAAACACGTGACCAAGCAAAGACATTTTGCTACGCTTGGCTTTACGGCGCAGGCCCGTCCAAGATTGGCGCGATTGTCGGTGGTAGTGCTAAGGATGGACAGAAGCTCATCGATGCCTTTCTTAAAGGGACTCCCGCACTCAAGCGTCTACGTGATAAAGTATCCGTATATGCGTCCAAGGGCTATGTACCGGGGCTTGATGGTCGTAAGATTTGGGTTCGCTCTGAACATGCGGCACTCAATAGCTTACTTCAAGGCGCAGGTGCAATCGTTATGAAGAAGGCTCTCGTGATCTTAGATGAGAAGTTTAGACGCAACAAGATTGACGCTAAGTTCACAGCTAATGTTCACGATGAGTGGCAGATAGAGTGTAGCGCAGACATAGCTGACGTAGTTGGCAAAGCTGCTGTACAATCAATCAAGGAAGCAGGGATAGCGTATAATCTACGTTGCCCTCTAGACGGGGAATACAAAATTGGTAGAAACTGGCGAGAAACTCATTAAAGAAGAAACACAGGTTATTTGTTCTGATTTTGATGAAGACTGCAAAGATGTAAAGAATAAAACTCTTTGTTGGTTGTATCAACCAGAATGCGGTTTATGCCCTTTTTTGAAAGAGAATAATGATAGACAGATCAGACAAACTGAAATCTCAGATCATGCTGAACATAGGTGAGAATTCTTTCACTCTATTACACAGCGATGATCTAGATCTCCTTGAGGTATACTTGGTGCTCTCAGCAGCCCTAGATTACATCGAGGATGAAGCAGAAGCTATCTCTCGTCGAGAAGGTAGTTATTTACAGTAACGTGGCGAAAGCCCAATCCTTAAAAGGAAAAGAAAGTATATGTCAGCAGATCTCAAAGCAGTAAAAATTAACGGTGAGTTGTTCTGGTCTAAGTGGATGGCTGAATTCAACAAAGCATTCAACACCGACAATGATCGCTACGAGTGCACCATCGGTAACATCAGCGATGACGATGCAGCGAAGCTCACAGGGCTAGGCATCAAAGTGAAGCACAAGGATGCTATGGGTAACTTCATCGTCGCTAAGAGCAAGTACTTGTTCAAGCCTACTGACGATAAGCTCCAAGAAGTGCCTATCGAAGCTCTCGGTAACGGTTCTAAGTGCGTAGCCATCGTAGGTTCATACACACACCGTATGTCAGCTAAACACGGTAATGCTCCATCGCTGAAGACAATCATGGTCACTGAAGTGAAGACTTACGTGCCTGAGACAACCACAGGCGAAGATGACGACACCCTCTAATGATCGTCCTAAGTTAGCCATCATCGACGCTGACATCATAACCTATCGTGTTGGGTTTGCCAGTGAAGACGTTGATGAGGCTATCTGTTTGGCTCGTGTGACTCAGTTAGTTCATGAGATTGTTTTCGATGACTTGAAGTGTGATGACTACAAAGCGTACATCACAGGTCGAGGAAACTTCCGCAATGAGATAGCAGTCACTGAGCCTTACAAAGGGAACAGGAAGGATGCTAAGAGGCCAGTGCATTACGAAGCTATCAGGAACCATCTCCAGCGCCTAGGGGCAGAACTGGTTGAAGGTCAAGAGGCAGACGATGCAGTGGCTATCGAGGCAACTAAGACGGGTGGCTGGATTGTCTCCATTGACAAAGACCTAGATCAAGTCGCTGGTTGGCACTACAACTTCGTGAAGCATGAGGAATACTACGTTACTGAAGAGGAAGGTCTTCGTAACTTATTCACTCAGGTGCTCACAGGGGATCGTATTGACAACATCATTGGCTTGAAGGGCATAGGGCCTAAGAAGGCTGAGAAGCTTTTAAAGGATTGTAAAACTGAAAGGGAATACTATGACGCTTGTCTCAAAGCTTACAATGGTAATCAACTTCGTGTCGATGAAAACTTGATGTTGCTATGGCTACGAAGAACACCAAACCAAACGTGCCCTCATCTTTCTATCTTGTTGGGTGTCAATGGACAGTCAAGTACGTAGAGGACTTGAGCGAGTACGGTAAATGTGATTGTGCTACATTCATGATTTATCTTCGCTCAGGTATGAACAAGAACTTCACTGAACAAACATTCTGCCATGAACTCGTCCACGCTATCATGTTCGCTATGGGACATACTCAGCACGATGAGATCTTTGTAGATGCCTTCGGTGCTTTGTTGCATCAGTATGAACGTACTAAACTTTAAAGGAAATCAAAATGGATGAAGCAGCTCAAGTAATTTTAGCTATTGTTTTTGGCCTTGCTGTCTTGTGTGGCTTTGGCACATATAGCAGCATTAAAGACAATGAAACAATGTTAGCTATGGTTGAAAAAGGAGCAGACCCTCAGAAAGCAGCTTGTGCTGTTAAAGGATCTACTGAAATCAATAAACAAGTTTGCCACGTTCTTGCAAAATAATGGTAACTCGTAAGACAACAAGTGACGTAAGAGCTAACGCTATCAGACATGGTTGGCGTAGTGGTTTAGAGGAGAAGGTCGCTAATGCTCTCACTGAAGCGGGTATCCCTTTCACGTATGAGAAGACCAAAGTTAAGTACATCAAGCCAGCGAGTGAACACCAGTACACACCTGACTTCGTACTTGACAACGGTATCATCATCGAGACTAAAGGGCTATTCACTGCTCTAGATCGTCAGAAGCACATACTCGTGAAGAGGCAGCATCCTCACTTAGACATTCGTTTCGTATTCTCGAATAGCAAACAGCGTCTAAGTAAGGCATCTCGTACAACGTATGCTATGTGGTGTGAGAAAAACGGCTATTTGTACCATGACAAAGTAATTCCAGAACACTGGTTACACGAAAGACGAAAAAGCGTGAAAACAGGGGAAAGGTTAAATGAAAAATCTAATCAGTAAAGAAGATGCTAAAGAGCAGGGCTTAAAACGATACTTTACAGGTCTCTTATGTAAAAACGGACACCTAGAAGAACGGTTTGTTTCTACTCGTCAATGTATGCAATGTGCAAGGGATAAGAGTAAGGTTTATGCAAAAACGGATAAATCTCGGAATGCTCGACTATCTAGAACATATGGCGTTACTCTTGAGGAAGTTAATGAAACAACTCACTGTGACATTTGCAATACTAAACTTGTCCGAAAGGGTATGGCAGGTAATGCGGTATGTGTAGATCACGATCACGTATCAGGAAAAGTACGTGGTATTCTTTGTAACAACTGTAATCGAGGTTTAGGGATGTTTAAGGATAATCCAGACACAATCTCTAAAGCGATTGCTTATTTAGAAAGTCATAAAGATGGATCTAAAATTGGTTAAGGAACATGAAGATGGTAGCGCAACTTACTCGTTCGACATGAGCGATGAGGAACGTTTAGCTCTTATCCAGCTAGGTATCGTTACCGCTTTGAAGGCGGGTATTGAAGAAGGAAAGAAGTACGACGATGTCGAAGCTAATAGTTCACTACAAACCACCTCCGTTTAAGCCTGACTGGACTGACGGGTGCTACAAAGTCTACGTGACTGATCATCCTAGACTAGGATGTCGTTTAATTACAACATCTAAGGTCATCAAGGATTACGACAATGGAATCTTTGAGACACAATGGGTGGTGTATCATCCTGTAGACGGAGACTTCAATGACACTTAATGAATACTTTCATGCAATCGTAAAGAACAAACCGAAGGAGTTAACTATGTTTGAGAATCTAAAGATACACTTCATGTCCTTATGGACTAAACCTGTAGCCTTCGTAGAGGAGGAAGACCATCCTAAGCTCATGGACGATGACTACTGGGCTTTTGAGATGGTGACTCACGAGTGGATCGACGAGGAAGGTCAGCTACGTCCTCGCAAAGAATCCATCATTATCGAGCCTCATGACACTACTTGGATGGAAGTCCTAGACCGTATCCTCGATGAGATGAGCAAGCACTACGGATACAACATCAAAGAGCAAGTGTACTACGCAGTTGAGTTCCCTCTCAATGAAGTCGATGAGCGCACTGGTAAGCCCTTCGCTGGTTATGGACGATGCTTGAACGATCAGATGCTTCAGCAACTCTTGTTGGCCTTCCCTGAGGTCTATGAGACACTCCCATTCAATAAGCCAACTAAGGATCTCTTCGCATGAGGATCTTAGTCATTCCAGACACACAAGCTAAACCAGATGCCCCACAAGAGCATCTCACATGGGCAGGGAAAGCAATCTGTGAGTACCGTCCTGATGTCGTAGTTCACCTCGGTGATCATTGGGACTTCCCTAGTCTCTCAAGCCACGACAAAGCAGGTAGCAAGTACTTTGAAGGTAAACGCTACTTAGCTGACGTAGCTGCAGGGAACACTGGGATGCTGACCTTGTTGAACCCTCTTCATGCTCTCCAGAAGGCTCAGAAGGAGAACAAACAGAAGGTCTACAAGCCTCGTATGGTGTTCTTGAAGGGTAACCATGAGCATCGCCTCACGAGGGCTGTTAACAACAATCCCATGCTTGAAGGACTACTGACCTATGATGACCTCAACTTGAAAGACTGGGAAGTACATGAGTTCCTTCATCCTGTATTCATTAATGGTGTTGGCTTCAATCACTATTGGCCTGTTGGCGCTATGGGTAGACCTGCTGCTTCTCCCGCTGCTATTATCAGTAAGCTTCATATGTCTTGTGTGGCAGGACATCAACAGGGTAAGCAGATCGCTTATGGGAAACGTGCTGATGGCAAGCCTATATGCGCTGTTGTCGCTGGTAGCTATTACCTTCATGATGAGGACTACATGGATCAACTGAGTAACCGTCATTGGCGAGGCTTACTGGTTATGAACGAAGTAGAAGACGGACACTTTGACGAGATGTTCCTATCAATCGAGTATTTGGAGAGAAAATATGGCAGTCAAACCAACAATTAAAGAGATCGAAGAGTGGAAAGCAGGGCTTAACGGCACAGCTAGTTACGATGTAATAAGTAAACCAAAGCATTACATGCTCTTTGAGGACAAGAACATTGAAGTACGCGATGTGATCGAGAAACTTACAAGTAAAGTACGAATGTGTGTAGACACGCCAGATACTCCTTTGTTTGATTCAGATTATGTACAACTTATGCAGTACTTAATGAGATTCATGGACAAAAATGGTGTGGAAGATCTCAAAAAGGCTCGTTGGTATCTTGACAAGATGATCGAATCATACTAAAATACCTGCCCTCTTCAAGAAAGTGTAAAGATGGACAGCAAAAAGACCTTCTATGTTTATTCCCATATAGACCCTAGGGATAACTCTAGACCTTATATTGGGATTGGACAATATGATCGAGCTTGGAGCACTAGGCGAAATCAACGCAAAGAACCTCACGTTGCATGGCTTGAGGAACTTTACGAAGAAGGTTACACTTTAGCTGATATTGTCCGAATTGAGCACAACAGGCTGACTAAAAAAGAAGCATTAGCTTTAGAGTCTGAAGTAATCAAAACAGAACGTCCTAAATTTAATGAATTAGGAAATCCTGACCATTGGAATCGTGGACGTTTGTGGACAAGAGAGATTGAGCAGTTTGCAAAGTCTTTACACTCAATGGGGTATGGGTATATCAGTATTGCTCGTCTTTTAGGCGGGGATGACAATAAACACATGACAATTAAACGAATGGTAAAAAATGAAGCACACTGAAATGAACCCTTTTCAAACTTACATAGCAAAATCGAGATATAGCCGCTACTTGGACGATAAAGGTCGCCGTGAACACTGGCACGAGACAGCTAAACGCTACTTTGACTTCATGGAGAGTCACCTAAGTGACAAGCATAACTACACTTTGACCCCTGAGTTGCGTAGCCGCTTAGAGAATGCAGTGATCAACTTGGATGTAATGCCTAGCATGAGATCAATCATGACCTCAGGTGAGGCTCTGGAGCGTCAGAACGTAGCTGGTTATAACTGTTCATTCTTGCCCATTGACGACCCTAAAGCCTTCGATGAGGCTATGTACATCCTCCTGTGTGGTACAGGTGTAGGTTTCTCTGTGGAGCGTAAGTATGTCAACCGTCTACCTGAAATTCCTGAGAAGCTTTATGAGTCTAATACTGTGGTTCACGTTAAAGACTCCAAAGAGGGATGGGCTAAGGCGCTACGACAGGTACTCGCTCTATTGTGGGCGGGAGAAGTACCTAAGTGGGATGTCTCTGCTGTGCGTCCTGCTGGTACACGCCTCAAGACCTTCGGAGGTCGTGCGAGTGGCCCAGAGCCGTTGGTCGAACTCTTTAAATACGTGGTCGCTAAGTTTAAAGCTGCCCAAGGCCGCAAGCTCTTCTCGATTGAAGCTCATGATATTCTCTGTAAGATTGGAGAAGTTGTGGTTGTCGGTGGAGTTCGTCGATCAGCCATGATCTCTCTGTCTGACTTAGACGATGATCGTATGGCTCACGCTAAAGCTGGTAACTGGTGGGACGGCAATGGTCAACGAGCCTTAGCTAACAATTCAGCTGTGTACGATGTCAAGCCCGATGTGGGTCAATTCATGCGAGAGTGGAGCAATATCTATGAAAGTCATTCAGGAGAGCGTGGCATTTTTAACCGCTATGCGTCTGAAATTCAAGCGTCTAAGAATGGTCGTCGTGTACTCGGTAAAGAATGGGGTACTAACCCTTGTTCTGAAATCATTCTCCGGCCTTACCAATTTTGCAACCTCAGTTCAGTTATTGTGCGTTCGGGGGATACACTGGAGTCTCTTAAAGAAAAAGTCGCTATTGCGGCAATCTTGGGAACCTTCCAATCGACCTTGACTAGCTTCCCGTACCTGCGTAAGGTGTGGCAGACTAACACTGAGGAAGAGCGTTTGTTGGGTGTCTCCATGACAGGTATCCTAGACAATACATTGCTCAATGATGCTTACGACAAGGAGCTACCAGCACGTTTGGAGGAGCTGAAGAATGTTGCTGTGGATACTAATAAGTCTCTTGCTGCTGAACTTGGCATCAATGCTTCTGCTGCAATCACCTGTGTCAAACCCGAAGGTACGGTTAGCCAGCTTACTGGTACTGCTAGTGGCATTCATCCTCAACACAGTGCTTATTTCATTCGTCGTGTACGCTCTGATGCCAAAGATCCTCTCACTCAGTTCTTGAAGGATGCTGGATTCCCTTGGGAGCCTTGTGTGATGAAGCCTGAGTCAACAGCTATCTTCTCCTTCCCGATGAAGACACCTGAGGGTGCTCGTCTACGTGAAGACTTGAGTGCTATTGAACACTTGGACTTGTGGTTGACATTCCAGCGCCACTGGTGTGAACATAAGCCTTCAGTGACCATCTCAGTCAATGAGAATGAGTGGCCTAAGGTAGGGGCTTGGACATGGGAGAACTTCGATGAGATTACTGGCGTATCGTATTTGCCTATGGATGGCGGTACGTATCGACAGGCTCCCTATGAGTCTATCGACAAAGCAACGTATGATTCGATGCTTGTGGAGATGCCTCAGTCGATTGATTGGGAGGGGATGGTAGAGAACACAGATAACGTCGAGGGTGCTCAGATGTTGTCGTGTACTGCTGGAGCTTGTGAGATTGCCTTCTAAGGTCGTTATCCTCATGCGGGTGGTCGAGATGATCACCTGCGCTCATATTATCGCTAATACTTGGCGACATTGGTAAAAATTAGCATAGGAGGCACTGGTAATGATAGTAGACTTCTCATGGTCTGGAGGCTTTGTACTCGGTATTAACCATACTGACCAAGCCATTGTGGAGACTGACGAAGATGAATACGAGATGGCTAACGCTATCTTGATTCACTTAGGGTTTGTTACTGTAGCAATCCTCTTCGTATAGTAGAAACTAAGAAGCCCCTCACAAGGGGCTTTCTTTTTAGGCTTTATGGTATTCCTCTTCAGTGAGGATACCTGCTTTGTATTTATTCTCCGGACGGAAGATAGTCAGCTCTTGTTGTCTCATCTCAGGAGCGAAGCTGATGTGCATCCAGCGACCAAACTCATGGATGATCTGATCGAACTTGATACCAGCCTTCTTGACTTCCTGACACAACTGATACGGAGTCAGCTTAGAGCTAGAGACATCAATAGCCCAACCGTCCATGTGTGAGGAGACCTTAGAGCCTCCAACAGCCACGTTAACGGCAGGTAGACGTAACCATGAGTTGATACGCAGAGGGCCAGTGAGTGCTCTCAGTTGCTCTAGCTTCTGAGCTGCTGTCTTCATGTTCTCTAACTGGACAGTAGAGGGCTGATTGTCGATACCGTTACGTACAGCAGTCTCACTGTAGGTAGCCTCGTCCAATGAAAAATGCTCGCTTAATTGCATGATTGATGCCCTTTCATATATTTAATAACTGCTTCTAATTCTTCAACTGAAGCGTCTGATTTAACTCTATTAGCTCTCCAAGAGATGATCTGAACATTACCCTTTATGTAACCTTTAGATGAGTCAATACGATCAATCGAAGGGGAAGTATCCACAAAACCTCTAACTTTTGTTCCTGTGTAGTTGAGTTCAATTCCTAGCACAGGGCAGACCGTAGGTAATGGAAGAAGATCTTGAATAGTTATATCAAACTCTCTGCCATCTTTTGTAGCTCTTCGTTTAGCCTGACCCAGAGTGTGTTTAATACGGTTCTCTGGTTTTGCCATCCATCGTTGTTTATCTTCTCGAACTTTTTGACGGTTAGCTTCGTTCCATTTGTTCTTAGTTTCTTTAACTTGTTCAGGATGAGCTTTACGCCAATTTAAAGTAGCCTTTTGACGGGGTGTCAAAGACTCACTAAGGTTCATGATTACTCCTCGTCTTTAGTAGGTGCTGGTGAGCTTTTACGACCTGAGATAGCACCCATAGCGCCTACGCCCATAAATGCGATAGCTTTGAGGATCTCAAGGAACACAGCGTCGATAGGGGCTAATTCACCTGTCTGTTCTTCAAAGCCAATGAGCCACAGGACACCGAAGGCAATAATCATTACCATACAAGTGATCGAACGCACGACAAAAGCCCATGTACGGATTTCAATCTCTTGTTCTGTTAAAGGCGGCTTATTCAGCCACTGTTGGAACATTTCTTTCATATATTACTTCTTACCTACTTTATCAGCTAGTTTTTCCATCGTTCTGCCACCGAAGTAGAAGGACATAACCAACATACCCCATTGACCTAACAGCTCCACATAAGCCCCACGAGTCTCATACTCAAAGATGGAAGCTATAGCGAAACCACTATAAGCAACCAACAAGAAGATGAGAACCATAGGACGGATGTTCTTAGACAACCATGAGTCAGAAGACATATCAGCCTTCATGCGCTCAGTGAGGTTAGTCTGTTCAATTTCGTATTCTTTACAGTCGATCTCCTTGAGCTTCGCAGCTAACTCAGGATTGTCTTTGAGAGCTTGAGTGACTGCACTAGGTGAAGCCTCCACACCTAACTTAGCGGCAATAGCATTCATAGCCATACCACCTAGAGGGCCACCTACGGCAGTAGCTAGAGCAGGTGCTGCATTTTTAAGCAAGTTCATTAGTTCATTCATTTAATTGCCTTACACGCCTCAACAGCGTCCTTTACGATAATGTATAAATAGAGTTCAAAAGGTAAGATGATGCAAAACAGTAGAGTAAGCAGCACTAGGAAGCTTACGTAGAGTGTCTCGCTAGAAGTATCGCTGCTGTTAGTCCCCATATTTCCAATACCAATATAGCCATTACTACGACCAATGCTATCCGTTTCCTTACCTTAGCGATAAGACGTTGTTTCTTTAATACTTCTTCTTTTCTATTCTTTATCGACAACAAGTGCGTTATCTCTTGCTTCTCCTGCACTATCCCGAACATCTCAACTACATCGCTATACAGAGCACCTAACTCAGCAGGACTTTGGTAGACCATGATCTCCCTGATCTCCTTCTGTAGCTTCTCCATCTCCTTCATAGCCACTACGTGATCTAGAGAGATGTCCAGTAGCTCATCAGGCTCAATATACTGAGTGTCTATCCTTAACTGCTGATCAGCTATCTTCTTCCTCATAGCTATCATCGCTTTAAAGAAGATCTTCAAGTTCTTGATGAGATCAGCTTTAATGTCCTGTTCACTGTGTACTACTTTAGCGATGCGGCGATTAGGGGCCTTATTCACCTCAGAAACTGAGGCGATTGCTTCCGTCACTGAAGGCTTATCAGGTTCCTTCGACGGAAACAGCTTACTCTTAATGAACTCCCATAGACCTAGTACTTCATCTACGTGCTCTTTAGCCTCATCAAAGGTCTCCTTAGCTTTAAGGACTACACCTTTGTATTCTTTATATAGCTCACATCCCTGCTGGATAGCCTCAACAGCCTTGAGAGCACCAGCAAGGATTATTAGAGGCATCGTTTAAGGTTGAGTCATTACACCACCAAGTAAACCTTGGTATTTATAGTTAGGTTGGTCTTTAGCTGTACCTGAAGCAATTGAGCGTGTCAAAGCTTCCACCTGACGACGTTTCATTGCACTCAAAGCTGTTTCAGCAGCCATACCGCCACCTGCTAAAGCTCCACCGATGACAGGATCATAAATGATTGCACCGCCTGTAGCACCTGCCGACAAATGACTCTTACGTGGGTCAAATCGGGAAAGAACAGACAAGAAGTTTTCTACAGGGCCACCACCAATAACCGACTTCATGGCGTTTACTTCAGCTTCGTTGAACATATTCCGTTTATTCTTATTAGCTAGAATATTCTCTAACTGTGAACGGATCAACTCAGCGTCTGATTTCCTAGGGTTATTAGCACGAGCATCAGCTACATTAAAAGCATCTTCAACCACTTGAGCCTTACTTGCAGCTCTCCAATCCTTACGCGCAGCCATTACAGCTTGTACCGATTTATCAAGGCCGTCTTTTCCAGCAATAATATCTCGGCCTGTAAGACTACCAATGTAATCATCTACGCCCTCAACCATAACCTTACCTAAGCGGCGAGTGTTAGAGTCAGCATCGTTAGACAAGTTAGTAGCAATAGAACGCAACTTCTCAATTTTGTTGAAAGGTACTCGTTCAGTACCAATAATCTCTTGGAATGTGTCTAAGGCGTTAGCGATCTTTGTGTCAGTCTTAGGAATATAGTTATTGTTATCCAACTCTTTACGAAGGTTTCCCACCATATCTAAAGCACTCTTAGGCTTGACTGTTACACCTGCTTCATCCATCTTAGCGTAATTAGCAGCAGCACGAGCACGAACTTCAGGGATACTTAAAGTTCCTACCTTTGGTTCTAACATACCACCAGCTTTACCAGCAGCGCCACCAGCAACCATAGAAGCGCCTAAGCCCACAGCAGTTCCTAGAAGAGGATTACCTGTGATGTCTGTAGTCAGTTCAGCAACGGGTTGAGCTACAGCACCACCAGCGGCAGCAGCAGGGAGACTACGTGCGAGACTACCAGCAGCAGCGGGAGCTACCTTAGCTAGTCCTGCTTGTCCTGTCAATGCAGAGATACCGCCTTGAGCTAATTGTTCAGATGTTGTCTCAGGCACAGGAGCACCCATTTGATTCAACATGGCAGCTTGTTGCTGAGAAGAATAAGGTAAGCGACTTTGAGAACCAACTAAATTAGCGCCTACGTTGTACAGACCAGCACCGAAGTCTAACGCAGCCGTAGCAGGAGCTGTAAAAGCTTCATACACTGTGCGACCTGTCATAGCAGCTTGACGACCTAATTCTTGCATTCCTGTGCGAGGCTGTTCAACATCGGTACGACGAGGATCATTAGCCATCGTAGGACGACCACGAGCAGGTTCCGCAGACTGTCCTAGATAAGCTTTAATCTTAGAGAGTGCTTGCTCATTAGACAAACCATCAGGAAGTTCGTATTCTTTACCACCGTATTCGTAAATAACTGCCATATGTTTTTAGTCCAGTTTGATTCGTTTAGGTTGCTGTGGTTGTTGCGCTGTTTCGCCTACGTAATAAGGATCAACACCCTGAGACTTACGACGAGATTCAACACGCCCTTTAGCACGCTCTTGAGCAGCGATAATTGAGTCTTGATAACGCTTGAGTGCTTGGTACGTAGCTTCTGTATCGTTACGACCATAAGCAGCAATCAAAGCCTTGGCAAAACGCAATACGTCTTTGTCAGTTTGAACACCCTTTTCAGCACTGACTTGTAAGTTAACAGCTGTGTCTACTGCTGACTTCAGACCCTCATATGAACGAGCTTCAGGGCTAGAATTACCTGCTGCTAGTTGAGCTTCATATTTAAGATTCTTTAATGGGCCAAGTTCTAGCTTACGTGCGCCTTTAGCATCAGGAGTCAAAGCCTCCAAAGCAGGTTTCAGTGCATCTACTTGACCAGTGTACGTATCAATCGTTTCAAGATCTTTACCTTCTTCCTTTTGCAGACTAGCTGGAAGCATTTTAGGAGGTTGATTACCTTTGAGTGCAGCAGCTAACTGAGCCAACTGATTACGGCTTTCAACTTGCATTCTAGCGATTTGAACAGCGGTATCGCCTCGCTCACGAGCAGCTTGAATCATTGCCTCATTACGTAAACGTGTAGCTTCTAATTGAGCTTCATTACGATCTTTTGCAAGTTGGACTTGCATTTCACGTTGAGCTTGCTTTTCTTCAGTACGACCTGAGATCTGAGACTCAACATTACGAATTTCCAAAGCACGTTGACTCAACTGCATTGCGCCTTGAGTGTCTCCAGCTTGAGCTAACGCCTGAGCTGCTTTAGTGATGGAAGTAACATCATTAGGGTCTAAGCCTTGCAAGACTTGTTGACGCATACTCTGCATCTTCAACTGAGGGTCTTGAGCACCTAAAGCACTTCCGATAGCTCCACCAGCTAAGTAACCACCTTGGTACAACTGAGCTGATGCACGTTGTAGAGGATCTAATTGAGCTAGTTGTACGCCACGTTGAAGAGCGGCTTGACTTTGAGCTTGTTGATATTGTTCAGGCGTAGTGAATAAACCCATGATCGAATCTGTTGCCATATTAAACGCCGCCTTCCACGTTAAACATATTACCCCATACAGATTGAGAAGGTTGCTGTCCACCACCTGCGTAGCCGTAGACGTTCTCAGCTCCGTATTGTTGGTTAGCTTGTTGGCTATTACCGTAAGCATTCAACCAGTTACCTATACCGCTACCGAAGGCTTGGTTAGAAGCTGCTCCACTGATCGCAGTACCGAATGGAGAGTAAGCATTACCTGCCTGAGCTGTCCTAGCTGCTGCTAATCCACCTTGGAGTAATGTATTACCCACGTTAGCGCCAGCAGTAGCAGTACGACCACCAAGTTGAGCACCGATGTCCAGAGGAGACTGACCGAGCTGTTCCAACGTAGCAGCAGTACCCAACTGAGACTGTAACGGAGAGTAAGCACTTGAGAGCAAGCCTTGACCGAATGTGTATTGTTGCTGACCTGCTTGTTGAGCACTAGCGGCTAACTGGAGGTCTTGCAAGGCACGAGCGTTAGCCAGAGCTTGATACTCAGGGTTAGACATACCTAAGTTACCACCTTGAGCGATAGACAAGCCTGTACGACCTGTATTGCTTAGTTGGTTCAGTAACTGAGCTGACTGTTGTTCACGAGAAGGAGCCAACAGAGCTTGTTGATTAGCCATGTACTGCTGTGCAGCCTCTTGAGGAGACTGAGCCATATACTGTCTACCCATGTTCTGAATGTTAGCTACATCCTGCTGAGTCTGAGGTAGACCGCCTAACAAACCACCTTGAACAGCTTGTAAGCGAGGATCTAAAGTGTATCCAGCACCTGTGAGATAACCTTCAGGGCTAAACTGGAAGTTAGACGTACCGAAGTTAGACGTAATGCCTACAGGACGGAACTTCTGAGCTTCAGCAGCCATCTGTGCCGATTGAAGCTGTGCTCTAGCTGCTGTATTAGCTGCGTCCTTAGCGGCTTCTCCTTGAATATATGCACCGAGGACGTTACCGCCCATGCTTGCTAATGCTGCTCCCATTATAGACTCCTAGTAAATATTTGACGAGTCTTGCCGTCTGTGCAAGCAACGTCTGAGTGATATTCAAATTTCATAAGTTTTAAAAACTTTCTATGTTTACTGTCTTCAATATCGTGTAAAGCTAATATGGGTTTCTTATGTAAGACCATTAAAGTGTCTACATCTTTTTGCAAAGCAATCTTAACTTGTTTATTCCACTTAGAACAATCACAATGGATAATGGTTTGTCCCATGTAGTATTCAAAATACACTACGTAGTTTTTACTATAGACTACGGGTGTCTTCATTACCATTCAATAAGAACAATACCTGCACCACCAGCGCCAGAGTTACCGCCTCCTCCACCGCCATAAGTACCAGCGCCTCCGCTACCGTTGTAGGCTCCGCTTGACCATCCTCCTCCACCAAGCAATGAGCTTCCTCCTGCACCGCCGGAGTTACTTGCCCCTGCATTACCACCACCACCTCTGGTATTTATATCCCCACCTGAACCTATGCCACCAACACCTCCAGATGGAGTTGCGCCAGAAGCGCCACCGCTACCCGCAGTAGCTGAGATAGTGGTAATCGATTGCGTACCAGAAGCAACACTTGATGAACTACCTGCCCCACCGACAGTAACTGCCAAAGTGTTGCCGGGAGTCAAGCTAGTTAGGTACTTAATTGCTGCACCGCCAGCACCGCCGCCTCCTCCCGAACCATAATTAACATCAAATGCGCCACCAGCGCCGCCACCTGCGACAACTGTAACCTTGATTGTTGTAATGCCTGTTGGAATTGTAAATGTTCCGTTTGATGTAAAGACTTGTCCTTTACCGCCGCCAGAAACAGGGGCAGCTGAAGAAGCCCAAGTAGTTCCATTTGAGGTCAATACATTACCTGAAGTACCGGGAGCTACGGCTTGAACAGCACTTGTACCGTTACCCAACAAAACATTGTTAGCTGTCAAAGTAGTAGCGCCTGTACCACCGTTAGCGACAGGAAGAGTACCTGTAACACCAGTAGTCAAAGGAAGACCTGTGACGTTAGTCATTACTCCAGAAGCAGGAGTACCTAAAGCAGGAGTCACCAACGTAGGACTATTAAGGTCAGCTTTAGTGGCGATAGCTGTCGAGATAGCGTTGAATTCAGTGTCGAACTCAGTACCTTTAATGATCTTTAAAGGATTACCAGTTGAGAGGCTATCTTTACTGGTAAAATTCGTGCTCTTGGTGTAGTCTGTCATGTTAGTTTTCCGTTCTTCGCTTGAATCTCTAATTTCTGTATAGACAAGGGGAAGCTATTAATATCTGCTTCGTATCCTGTCTGAACAACTTTTCCTGAACCTGTAGGGTAGACTTTAAGTGTCTGCAAAGCTACACCGTTACTGTATTCTGATCCTGAAGTATTATACTCGTTGACACCGAAATAAGCTACACCTTGAGCAGGAATCTGTACGTTCTGAGCTTGATAATTACCGTAGAAGTCATAACCCCACTTGAATGTCACATACTGGTTGCTACCACCAATGACAACAGCGTTAAGACGTTTCAAGACAGATGTAACTGATGGCGTACCTAAGTCGGTATGATTAGTAAAATACTGAAAACGATAAGTAGACGTATCATCTAAGTAACCAGTGTGTTTAGCAATGAAGCCTTCTTTACCGAGAAGCAAGGAACCATCTGTGAGGACACAGAAGCTCTTAGGCTCAATACCTGACCAAGTTGTAACCCTAGCAGCACCATCTGGAAGAGCACCCTTCATGTCGAAGCAGTACACTGTCTTCAATACAGGGAGAGTCAACAAGTAGAAAGCATCTCTAGGTGAGTACACAGCCTTGATTGTCGCTAAGTTTTCACCAACTACAGCAGACATCAAGTCATTGCGTACATTCTTAGAGAGATCACGAAGAGGAGCTGACTTCTCTTGGATAGTACGAGTGACGCTACGCACACCAGTGTCAGACAAGAAGATAACGTCTGTACCTGTGTTAACCACTGAGTCTCTAGCGATACAACCAATACCTGTGATGACATCGTACAGAGTCATCGTAGCAGGGGTGTTAGCTCCTGTGTACACTAAGATGTTATGCTTACCGAAGATAAACAAGAAGTTGTTGTGAGCAGCTAAGGCAACGATAGTGTCGCCACCTTTAGGCCACACAGTAGTTGTATCTAATGTACCTGCTGTACCTGAACCAAACTTATGAGGGTTCTTTAAATCAGTCCATTGAACAGTAACTTTGTCTGTTGTTGTATCAGCATTCCAGATACGTCCATAAGCACTTATAACAATATTAGCTAATTGGACTGTACCGTTATACCCAGCTTCTTGGTCTACACGATAGTATTGAGTTGTAGAGACTGCTGGATCAAAGCCGATAGGGACATGGCCTCGTTGATAGAAGTACAAGTCACCATCGAGGAAAGCTGTAGACCAGTTACTGTCTGTGATCGTAGGAGCTGTACCTACACCATTAAAGGTAACTTCAGAAAGTGTAGTACCTACTAACTTAAAGATCTTGTTGTTACCTGCACACAAGGTGTAAGTAGATCCGTCTTTGTCTACCAATTCAGCGATAGTCTTGACATCGGCAGTGCCTAAGGCAGCTAATGTGCTATGCTGCTTAGACCATCCCTTACGAGCACCTACACGACCGTATTGGTCAATGATTGCATTGTTAGCAACTAAGGCAAAGCCAGAGGCCAAATCCAGCGATGAATCCTGTGTGTTCAGGCCCATGAAGCCCGGAGCAGTGATCGAGAAGGATTGAATCTGTTGAGACATATTAGGCAGGAACCCAAGCATCATTCTCAGGTGAACGAGCCAGCTCAATAGCGATCACATCAGCTAAGGCTTTCTTAGCCAAAGCGTAGCACTCAGAGCTAGACAATCCACCATCTTCACCACGTTCAACCAAGGCTCTAGCGAGAGCACCTAAGACGATAGGCTCCTTAGCTAACTTAGTAGTATCTGAGTCAGCACTCATGTCAGATTCTGGCACAACCAAGCTAAAACGGATATTGTTAGTGCCTACTGGAATAGGCCAGAGCATAACTTGAGAATCACCGTTGCTATCTACACCGTTGAAGGCATACTCACTAGGATCAGCATTCTGAGGAGATGCGGAGCTGTAAACCCTACGTTCAATCTTATCGACAGTAGTAGGTGTTAATGAACCGTAGTCAGTGATGTCTAGTACGTTAGTGACACGGAAACGTGTACCAGCACCTGTCAAGGTATAGCCAGTGTATTGACTAGCTGTGGTAGTGACTGTCACAGAAGTGTTGAAGGCATCCCAATCGTAAGCATCAGCAACTTCACGTTTAGAGTCATTCACGAACTTCCCTACCAATGTGCTCAGAGTGTTCTCAGCAACGGTAGAGACAGTAGGCTCACGAAGACGTACTAGAACGTCATTCACGAGAGAGAGGAAAGTCGGTAATGCCATGATTACTTGATTTTCTTAGCTTTGTTCTTCATGGTGCGCTGACCACGTATGGGCATCTTAGCTTCACTCAAGGCAATAGCGATAGCTTGCTTCTTGTCTTTAACGACAGGGCCACCTTTACCGCTATGAAGAGTACCTTCTTTGTACTCACCCATAACCTTACCTATTTTCTTAGTTTGTTTCTTAGTTGTAGCCATGTCCTGATTCCTTACTTAAATACTCTATCCATGAAGAATGTGATACCACCGCCAACTAAAGATGCAATAGTCATCCCCATCCAGAAACCACCTTTAGACTTGTTGGCTAACTCTAAAAGGCTTCTTACGTCTTTACGCAAGTCGGATACTTCGCCTTGGAGGGCTTCAACCTGTGCTTCTAGCTTACCAAACTCACGAGCTGAAACCTCATCCATTACTCCACCTCTGGTGTGTCAGCAGTAACTTTCTTAGGACGGCCTACAGTCTTCTTAGGCTCTTCTGTATCGACAGAAACTTCATCAACCACGAGTTCGTAGTCAGGATGGTTCTTCATCGAGTCAATATCGACTTGGTGTTCAAAAGTAACGGTGTTACCGCTGAGTAGGCATTTAAAGGTTGCTGACATATAAAGGTTATCCTCTGTTAGTAGATACACCAAAGGAGCCTCCTTGTGAGAGGCCCCTTCAGTTTAGCTACTATTAGACTGGTACTGCCAATGCAACAGAAGCGTAGTCACGCAACTCAGCAACGCCGTACAGAGTGTCAGCAGTAAACAGAGTACCGAGGTATTCTTGTTTGTACTGAGTCTGTGAACGGATACCGACTTGCTCCACCAAGACCATAGAGTCCTTGTGTGCCATCAAACAGATACGTGCTGGTTGAGCTGTACCTGAACCATCGTTAGCGTCTGTAGGTGTGTCAGCGTTGGTAGACACGAACACTTTAACGCCGTACACATCACCGATTTCACCGTTACGGATGGTGTTAGCACCGCCTTGTTCGCCCACGAAAGCTTGTTCAGTGAAACGAGCCAAGCCCATCAGAGTGTTACGGCTCGATGGAGGAACGATGAAGAAACGACCGTCCATAGGAACATCAGCGTCATCCAAACGCTGAATAGAACGACGAATTGCAGCGTCAGTCAAAGCAGCTTGGTTGTCAGTGGTGTAGTCGTAAGCGGTAGTACCGTTAGAACCGATGAAAGCACCAGCGTAACGAGCACCAGCGCCACCTTGAGCCAGACGACCCAACTGGATCAGATCTGTATCAACTTGTTTAGCCAAAGCATAACCAGCATCATCAGTGTAGAACTGACGCAGGCTAGACAGAGCTTGGGCTTCTGTGATGTCTTCGATCAAGCGGCTGTATTCGTAGTGCTTGTTAATCAAAACTTGCACTTCAGATTCAGTAGCGGCAATCAAAGTCACTTGAGTCGATGCAGCCTTAGCGGAAGCAGAGCCACGGGTAGGGCTAGGAATGTGAACGGTGTCACCTTTCTTACCCTTGAAGCTCATTTTCTTAACGAGGTTGGCAGCGACCAAGCCTTTTTTGTAGGCTGCAACAATTTCATCACTCCAAATTTCAGGAATGAATGTTGCTGCGGTTGTATTGGTTACGTGATTAGTTCCGAGACCCATTTTAAATACTCCTAGATATACAATTAATAAAAATTACTTACCGAACCCGCCCATCAGCATAAGCAGCCATGATTTCAGGCTCTAACGCTTCGTAACGATCCGGATCACTCATTCGCAGCCGAATAAGGTCGGCCCGACGATAAACTCTCTTCGATGATTCACCAGTACCGCCAGTATCAACAGTAGCAGCTTTTAAGTTCTGCTTCAATGTCTCTTTACCTTTGGTCGCTACCTGTTGCGTCTTAACTTGCTTAAGCTGCTTAAAGGTAGACAACAATTCATTTGCGCTGTCGTAATCAAACTCAGCATCGGCTCTAGCGTACAACTGAGTGCGAACGGGAGATTGTTTTACCCACTCCGCAAACTCAGGATCTTGAACAATAGCACCGAAGTCAGGATGTTCTTGACTTAGCTTCTGTTGAATCTGCATCTTCTTAAATTCCTGAGCACTTTGTCGTGCAGCGAGAACATCTGGATGCTTGTCAATAGAATTACGAATTGCCTTCTGAGGATCTTCAAAGAAGTCAATTTCAGGCTCTACTTCAGTAGGTGCAGCAGTTTTACTCGATAGACTTTGTTTCAACAATTCATCAGCAAGTTTACGAACCTCGCCAACTTCTTGGGCCTGTTTACCAATGAGCTTCTCAGCCTCTTGGTGCATCTTGATGATCTCCTGTGCAGACTTCCCTTTGTATTTCTCAGGGATTGTGTCTTCAACTACATGATCTTCTTCAATCTTGGGCGGTGAGGTGAGTTGTTCAACTACGTCGAGTTCACCTACAGTACTATCTTCGTTATCATCTACTAACATATACTAATTCCTTTTCCTGCCACGTATAAAATGTGGTTCTAGGATCTATTTAAAATATGAACCCGGTATCTCTACTTATGAGTTCTGCTTTCTTTCTACGGCAAGCTTCTCAGCTCGCTTTCGTTCCCATGAGTCATAAGCTGTCGGAAAAGAGCCTGTCCAGCCTTCTAACTTCATGGTAGGTGCACTAACTACTCTCTTAGAATCAGAACCACATTCCCTACAGGGAGTTGCGTGGCACTCTGCGTCTACAAAAGCATCAGTGCGATGACCGTTCTCACATAAGAATTCAAAGATACGACGAGGCATTTATCACACCTCACCAGTCTCTTGCAAATCCTTATAAGTACGGCTGTAGGCTTCCTTCAAGCCATATAACCAGTTCAAAATATCCATCTGTCCACGACGAAAGTCTAAGGGGTGTGTTTCCGTGACAGAAGATAGTTTGTCGTAGCTATTCTTTACTTTGAGGATGTCTTCCATGAGATCTTTCCACCCTTGAGTGGACATCATGTCGAAGGCATCATCGTAGAATTTCGATAAATCTTGTGTACTTGAGGATTGTTCCATATTAGGAGTCCTATTAGTTAATAAGTACGTAATGTATACTAAAAAGTACTCGTTGTCAAGTACTTTATAGTAAATATTTACATTTATTTATTAAGCGTCTTGAGCGCCTTCAAACTCAGGTTTCAGCTTGATGATGGCATACAAGGCAGCACGATCAGCACCAGCAACGTATTCGTCACCAGCAATCTGAACCTTACCTGCGCTCAAGGGTTGCTTACCTGCATCACGGGCTTCTTTAGAAGCGTAGCCGTAGAAGGTCACTTCAGTGCCTTGACCTTTGAAATCTTCTTGTACTGCCCCGATGTTCCAGTAGGCTGCAGGAATACCGAAGTCTGTGTCTACTGATTTAATGAGTGCCATTTTGTATTCTCTTTATTGATTATTCGTCTGCTGGTTCAGGCGTGTTACCTTCTTCCAACCATTTTAAATAGGCTTGATAGTCTGTGTTGGCGGGGTCGAATGGAATGCTCATGTTTCGCTCAATGTAAAGCACAGAGTTTGGTTGGTTTTCCACAGGATTATTTAAAAGTTTGTACATTTATAGCTCCGCTGAATAGTCAAGAGTTGCAGTGCCAGTTAAAAACATTACAGACCCGCTTGCTACAACCATCCCTGTAGTATTTCCAACAAGAAAACAAGATTGCGTGCTACCAACACTTAAAAACGGAACACTGTTTGAGCTATACGTGCCTCCACTCGACTGAAGTTTAAAATCTGCAACAGTCCCAGAAGCTGTGCAAGAAGGCGTTGCACGTTTAGGCGCATACAACGTAGACATAAATGTTTGCGTGGAGCTGGCTGATAATCCTGAAGCGTTGCAATAATTTGTTGATGCGTTGTGTCTTTCAAAATACCGCTGACACAAAGCCAACTCAGTACCATAAGGTCGCCAATCAAAACTTGTGGCTACAGTACCTTTTTCCAGTTGAACGCCTGTGATGTAGAAAGTGGCTCCGTTAGTTGCCATCAAGTTTGTTGCGCTTGTAACCGACCAATAGTTTGTTGAAGCCCAAGAGCCAGCCGTCCCAGATAAAGAAGAACCAACACCAAAGCCCCATGTAACCATCATCCCAATACCGTTGTTGGTTAACCATGTGCCTGTTGTATCACCAGCAATAGTGATTGATTTTTGTTCCCATGTATTTGCCGAGCTAATTGTGTAGCTAAAAGGATAAGAGCGAGTTCCATCACTATTACGAATAGCGCCACCAAAAGAGCCAGTAACGCTAGAGCGAACCCAAAACGATAATGTAATAGGCTGTGCTGAAGCTGTACCCCAAGCGAAATCAGCAACATTATTACCTTCAATCCTTTGCTGAATAAAGTAGCGTTGCGCTGTTCCTAAAGAAGCATCTGCGGTTGTCACCGTTGCCAGCATTGAATTTACAAAACCTGACGGAGCTACAGTAGATTGCTGAAGCGTAAATACACCATCTGTATTTTCTCCTGCACCTTGCCAACGATCAACACTAAAAGCATTTACTGATGCGTCATTAACAGTGACAGTCGCATTACGCTGATTTACAGTCATCGCACCATTGATGATGCGGTTCTCAAAAGAAAACGTGTTTGTAGCGTTTACTGAGCCAGCAACAGTTACACCGCCAGTTGAAGGCGTTAAGGTGTCAGTTCTGTGATTAGTCTGGATTGTCATTAGACATCCTCAGCGCCTTGGTACACGGTCAGAGTCTTCAACACGGTGTAGATTGCAGGAATCAAGTTGCCTGACAAGTCTTCCATGTTGATGTAATGAGCGTGTTGAGCCACTGAAGGCCAACCTTGTTGACGAGCAGCCTCAGTAGCGTGAACTTCCACTTGAACTTGGATTTGGTCTTTAGTACCGAAGAAGTTGGTGATACGAGCGTAAGCCTGAGTTTCAGACTGACCGTTTGTGTTGTTGATTGCTGTGATTTTTAGTGCCATAAGGCTCTCCTTAGTAAGTCATTTCCGTTGTTTCAATTTTGGCAACCCAACGGATTGTTGTGGAAGCCTGTCCTGTTACCGTTACTGCGAGTCCACCATTGGTGGTGTCTGCTGTCAATGCAACAACCCATGCAGATGCACCTGAGTCTTGTCCAATAAGGTTAAGAACTGGCGTACCAACAAGAGCTGTTGATGCTGCGTTTGCACCACGTTTGATCGTGCCTTTGAATTCCCAAGATGAAGTGTTACCAGCGCCAGTTACACCAGCAACGACTGAGCCGCTGAAATAATAGGCTGAGTTGTTGGGTAGGATTACTTGGTTGGTTGTTCCTGCTGGACTTGTGTCAGAACAGAGAACTGTTGCAGTCGCATCGGTTGTTTGACGACCTAAAAGTAACAAGCCTGCTTGCGAAATACCGGGAGCATTTGCCACTGGTTGGTAGCAGGCTGGAAATGCCGAAGCCCCAACAATACTTCGTGTTGTACCGTTTCTTCCACCAAGAATACTTGACGCAAACGAATTAGCTGAGTTAGTGTCTCCACCACCTACAAAAGATGCGTACCCACCAGAAAAGTTCCCAAAGCCGCCCACAACGGAAGCGCCTCCGCCAGATGCCGTGTTTCCAGCAAACCCTGAACCATAAAAACCGCCGCCGCCGACAAAAGAACCAACGCCGCTTGCTAAGTTTTTAGCGCCACCGCTTACAACACTCCAATCACCAGAAGCCACATTTCGGTTAGCAGCAGTACCAGCGTCTCCGCCTCCGCCAATAAACGAATACGAACCAGATGCTTGGTTATTGCCGCCGCCTACAACGACACCGTGGGGTGTGTAGAAGCTGAGTGTGCTTGTGGATGAGCCTGATGCTGCTTGGCTTAGTGTCAGGGATGTACCGCTGATTGCAGCAACGTAGGTAAGGTTTGGATAACCAGTTATTCCAGTGCCATTAATTAACTGACCAACTTTAATAGCTGCGTTAGAACCTGACAAAGTGACCGCTGTTGAGCCAGAAGTTACAGTTGTTGTTGCTTGCGTAGTTACGGCTGCACTAGAAGTTGTAGAGTTTCTTTCGCCGCCACCAACAAATCCGTTAAACCCAGACGCTGTATTGAAATAGCCCCCAACGGAAACAGAGTTGCTACCTGTAGAGTAGTTATTTAATCCGCCACCAACAAAAGAATAACCACCAGTCGCTTGGTTACTTGCACCAGCAACCGCTACTGAATCGTAAGATGACACCAAGTTGGATTCGCCGCCGCCAACAAAACCTCCGTAAGAAGAAACTCTGTTGCTTGAGCCGCCCGACACTGTAGAAAACTGCGCCGATGCCACTTGGTTTGCGTTGCCTCGGTTAGTCTGCCAATCAACAGCATTAGCACCCCTAGCATTACCACCTGTGGCTGTAGAGTCTGTCTGTTGGGCTTGTAAGGCTCCTGTGCCTTTTGGTTGAAGGACTAGGGGGATGTTTGTGTCTGAGCCAGCTACTGACAGCGCAGGGCCTGTTCCAGTAACACCAGCAGCCATCTGTAAATAATTAACGCCAGATGAAGTATTATTTAACTGTAAGGCAACCACTGAGCCGCCATTACAACTAAAAATCATTGACCCTCCTGCTTTGCCATAGATATTTAATCCAGCAGAAGCATCGCTACCTTGGGCTGAAATCGTCGGTCTTCCACCAGTAGCCGCACCAGTAACCTGTACGTAGTTCACAGCAGAGGCTGTGTGGCTTACGTTAAGCTGTTGTTGTGCAAAACCATTGCTATAAAAGCCAATTCCACTAACGCCCTTACTGCTCAGTAACAAGTTTAAGTTTGTACCTGAACCAGCAGAAGAAATTTTTGGGCTGATAGATGTGTCGCCTTGTACGGCAACATAGTTTACTGCTGATGCAACGGTATTAACACGCAAACCTTCACTACCAGCAGCACCACCCAAAGATGTCTGACCAGTAGCAGTCAACGTAGTAAACGTACCAGCGGCAGCAGTGGTTGCACCGACTGTAGTACCGTTGATCGTACCGCCTGTGATGGCTACGTTAGACGCTGCCTGAGTAGACATTGTACCTAAACCGCTGATGTCAGTATTAGATAGCGTTACAGCACCTGTGCGACCCGCTACGGAAGTAACTAAGTTAGTCTGATCAAGTTTCTGCCATGTAGAACCGTTGTAGATAGCCCAATCGCCTACTTGCCAATCAGTAACACCGTTTAAGTTAGTAGAACCTGCCACGCTAACAACGTAGTACCAACCATTAGTGCCTGTGCTAGAAGCAAGCGTAGGTGTATTGGTCGAAGCGTTCCACGTACCTTTGTAAGTTAAACCGCTACTTCCACCGCTAATAGAATCGATCTGATCTTGGAGGCTAGCTAAACTGTCCAACACAGACTGAGATGTACCACCGCCGTTACCGATGACTTTAATCTTCTCAGCGACATCCATAGGCACTACTTCGCCTACGTTGATCTCAGTACCGTCAGTGAGTTTAATGATCAAGGAGCCATCGAAGTCAATGTAGGCATCTTGTACACCTACTCCGTCTACACCATCAGCTCCAGCGTCACCTTTAGGCCCAGTGATGGAGATACCATCCTTGCCATCTTTACCGTCTACACCATCTTTACCGTTCTTACCGTCAACACCGTCTTTACCATCCTGTAGAGACTTAGCTTTAACGTCGATGATACCGTTTAACTCGTTGAAGCGAGTCTCTAGGTCGTTCTTGATACGTTTAATGGCATCAACGACTAAGGAGGCGTACTGACCAGCCTCCTGAGCCTTAACAGCAGCCTTAGAAGCTTGTACGTTACTCTCGATACCTTTAACTAGAGCTAGTTTTTCAGCATCGGAGAGGTTAGCAATACCTAATTTCTCTTCTAAAGTGTTAATGTCCATTATTTCAAGCCTTCGGTGAGCTGTTTAAGGAAATCAGCCTCAGTTCCCATCTGATCTTGCTTATATTTGCTCATCTGTAACTCAACGATCTTCGCTTTGTTCTTGATGTCAGCTTCTTTAAGCATTAAGTCAGCAATTTTAACACGTTTATCGAACTCTCTACTAGCTAATTCATCATTATTAGGTAAATTATTAGTAGATGAAGCGATAATCTTAGCTTGAACCTCTTGAGGCTTCAACTGAGTCTCTACCATCGTGCTCATAGCCTCAGCTTTATTTCGTTCAGCCTGTGTAGTATTCACTGCAATCTGAGCCTGAGCAGCTTGGATAGCGAGTTGCTGTTGCATTTGCTCCATCTGCTGTGCTTCAGGGTTAGGTTGAGCCATCTGATCGAGAGCTGCAATCATCTCAGCGCGGTTACTCAAGCTAGAATTAGCGATAACACCCTTCAAGATCAAGGGCAACACTGGAGTATTCGGGCCTAAGGTCTGCAAGAGAGCGATGAACTGAGATTGTTCGTACTCACGAGCCATGATACCCAGAGTCGCTGTAGGTACGAAGTTCAAGTCAGCGGAAGGGTAACGCTCAGGATCGAACTGCATGAAGCGGAAAGCTGCCTTCTTGATGAAAGGAGACAGGAAATCCTCTTGGAAGTTCGTTAAGGTACGCTTATTCTTCTTGATCAACGAAGCCACAGCCATCGAGATACCACCTTGGGAGGCATCACGGGAGACTTGGGAGATCATGCCATTGGTGTCCATCGTACCAGTAGCTTGCAACAACATACGCTCGAAGTTCTGAGCTGCCGCAGGAGCGTTACCGTCTGTGCTACCGAACTTGAACGGCATCATGATCTCAGAGGGATTACCGTTAGTCAGGAGAGCTTTACCGGGCTTAACTTCAAACTTAGCACCACGAGGCAAGCGAGTAGCATCCATAGCGATCATGGGCGATGTAGTCAACGCCAATGAGTCGAGGTAGGCACGATACTGAGCATCGATGGCCTTCTGCATGTTGTAAGCCTTCTCAACGACACCACGACCCAACAGACGGTTAGGTACTGTATCGTCTTGGTACGTCATAATAGGACGATCCTTCATCATGTACGGATTCTCCTCAGCCTTCAGGAGAAGATTACCGTTACCGATAACGATGATAGCCTCTACCAAGTCAGAGTAGTCATCAGCTGCTGAGTCTTCAGGGAAGAGATCTACAACTTCCTTACCGTCACCTTCGAGCTTCATCAAGTACTCACGAGGCACTAAGCCGTAGTACGTGAGCATCGTAGCTTTACCATCTTGGAACTGACGTAGTTCCTGAGTAGCCTCTAGAGAGTCATCGTCCATGTAAGGAGTGATGTCTACCTTTCGATAGATACCTGACTCCATACCAGCTACGATCTTATGTAAGCTCACAGGCTTCTCAATAGCTACACC